AGATTTCAGATACTTATGAATGGTGCGAATCTTTAATTCTGAAGTACAGAACCTGGTCACTGGATTTGGTAAGTAGTTGCGCTTTTTAATCAGCGCCTCAAATGGCTCGCCGTTTCTGCTGGCTGTTTCAAATGTGACGCGCTCAAAGGCTGGATCTGCATCGCGAAATTCAACCCAATGAATCTCAACATTCCAGTTGTCAGAGCAGGCTTGTACGAATCTCAAAGTGGCCTCATCTTCCTTGCCAGTATTGGCAAAACAGACAACGGCTTGGCATGGAAGTTGCCCCCCCCACTTTGAATAACACGCCAAAGCATATACGCGCTGGTGCGCCCACCGCTAAAACTGATACAGGTTGGCTCGGTGATCTTGAATGGATCAACCATGCCTTAACCCCCAACAAGCAATGAGCGCCGCATCTGCTCGTCCATCATCTTTTTTGCGTTTAAAGTAGTCCACGTTCCACGGAAACAGCTCCATAGCACGTGCCCTTGCGCCGTCCTTACCACCAGTCACGCCCATTGCTTTTTGCCATGTCTGTGGCGTGATCAAAGTGGACTTGATGGATCTTGCGGCAATTACACCCTCAATCGCACCAAGGCTGCGGCCAAAGCTAAAGACGCTGGTAACGCCTTGGCCACTCATTGCAAAGACCTTTTCTATATACGCCTCATCGGGCTTGAAGTTGTCGAGGATCTCAATTAACTCAGGAATACTGATCTGTCGCTTGGCTTTGCCATTGCGCTCTAGCGTGACTGTGGGCATATCGAAAATGCCAGTGAGAGTCTCGCCCTGCATCATGGCTATGGCGCCGTTCAGGCCTACGTCAATGCCAATTATTCGGCGCGGTTTAAAGTTGGTGGTCATCATTTGACAGCATCCTCCATGGCCTTGTTAAGCACTAGGAGGCGAGCTGACACCAATGCGTCAGCAGCTTGGTCTAAACGCATTACACTTCCGTACAGGGGTTCTGTCGTTCCCGACATCCAGCGGGATACTTGCGCCTGGTCGATCTCTGCGACTCGGCAGACATCGCTCATCTTGTAGCCAGCAGCCTCAACTTTTATACGTATAGTGTGTAGTGCTTCTTGTGAAATCGTTTTCATGTGAAGTATGTTAACCATGTTTTGTAAAGATGGTCAAGTATAAGAGAAAAAAAGGGGATCAGCGCAAACCGATCCCCAAAAGGCAACTAGCGGTGAACTTGAAAACACCGCCAATGCTGAGTTTACAGGAATAATAGTTGAGTAAAATTAAAGGTAATTGACTGCTGTGTCAATAATGATATGATTCTTTCGTCATCAACAAAGGAGACATCCAAATGAAACACACCCAGCACCCTTACATGGAAGAGCAAGCAAGGCGCTTAGAGCGCCGCGCTGACTCTGCCCTTGACTTCCTAACCGCCATCGCTATCGGCGTTGGCTTTGCTGTTCTACTCGCCGCATGGTGGTCATCATGAGCGCCAAGATGCAAGACGAAATAGACGCCGAGGTGTTGCGCTTTACATCCTTAAACAAGTCAGGCATTCGCGTGTTGGCTCAACATGAAATGGAGCAGCTTATCCGCAAGACCATCACCAGCGGCACTGTGCTTGGATGGGCACACGCTGAGAGATTCACCCGCGATCGTATGCAACGCCAAATTAATCAGCTTGAATACGAAATGAATTGCATCAAAGACCGCCTCAAAGACGCTGAGATGGAACTGCTGGCGGTGCAGAAATGAATAAGCTAGTTTGGACACCACTCAAGGTCGCATCAATCTATGTGCCTGTATACCCACCCGCTAAAGTTACTAAGCCAACTGATGTGCAGGCCACTTGGCGCCGCTTTGGCTGGACACCACCAAGTGAGGCCAAATGGAAACAGCCCTGATCTTCTTCATAATGGCCTTGTTTGGCATGGCAGTGATGATCATCACATTGTTTTGCTTTGTATGGGTACTTTTAAATTTTGAGGTTGAATGATGAAAGAAAAGACAGAGCTGGGACGCGCCATCACGCTGCGCCTCACCCAATCCGAATACGCCGAGTATGTAAGGCTTGGCGGTGTCAAGTGGATGCGGATGTTCCTGCAAATGAGCGCAGGAATTCAGAAAGAAATTAAGGAGGCTAAACGACCATGACACAAGATGAAATCATTGAGATGGCAAGACAGGCTGGCTTTGATTGTTATGGCAAACATATAACTTGGGATGATGTTATTTGCACAGACGAACTTAAAGCCTTTGCCAAACTGCTAGCCGCCAAAAAACGTGAAGCCTGTGCAAAGGTGTCCCACCCACCACAGCGCACATGGGTAGGGCTGACCACCGAAGAAACATTAGATATGTTTGACTTAAACAATGTTTATGGGAGCAAATGGATAGAGTTTGCTCGTACAGTAGAAGCCAAACTCAAGGAGAAGAACACATGAGCTACATCGTGGCATCGTTACCACCCATCAAATGTTTTGTAAAACGTGAGTTTTTGTACAACCACACCAAAGGCCACGGTGAGTTGGAGCCAGCCATTTGGGTAAGCCTCAAGGCGCTGCGTGGTCAGGTGTTTCGCATTGAGTCATTGCTGCCAGCGTATGGCGCTTTGTATGACAAGCTGCCCATCCACGCCTATGTGTGGAAGGAAGACGCCAGTGACCTGCCCATTGACACGTTGCAGTTGTGGGACTGCATGGGTTACAGATTCACCATCATTGAGAAGATCGGCTTGCGTAACTTAGGCGTGAAGTTTTTGGGCAAAGACAAGCAGTGGCACTTTGGTCGCTATCTGTTCACGGTGGATTTTTGCGCGGATGAGTTGACGCTGGACACTGGCTTTACTGAGCAGGCCGAGGAACACAAGTCTTTTAACTGGATTCAGTTGGACAACGGCCAGTTTGCTTGCCAGCCAAACAACAGGTGCCTGTGGTATGACCAAAGCCTGATACCTGCTGAGACAAAGTTTCCCGACTTTCAAGCAGCGCAAAGATTTTGGACGGTAGACGGTACACGCAAGTGGAGTGCAGGGGACGATTGGTTTTACGACTTTAAGGAGCGCAACACATGATTAAAAACGCATTTGACTGGAATGACGGCACACCATCAATTTGGACCCGCGACAAGGAATTGAAGATGCTGGCGCAAGGCAGAGCATGGGGTCAGGCAGCGCAGGCCAAGATAGGACTTGAGTCTAAGCAACAAGTGAATGTTTACTCTCAAGCCAAGCCTAGCAAGCAGAATTCTTGATTGTGTTTGTCACAATTCAGATGTAGGATTTTAATTGGCAATTGTGCCATTAAAGGAGCTTTTAATGTACAAATTGGAAATTGAAATTAACGAATATTCGTTTGCTGAAGATGAATCTGTGACCATAAAAACATTCGATATCGACAAGGCCAACATCATTGCTAAATTCATAGAATTTCAGCAGGATCACGGCTGGTGCGTTGACTATGACGTAACTGCTGAATACGCTGCAATGCAGTGCGATGAAGAAGTTGCAGAATTTGAAGAAGAAGAAGAGTACGAAATTGGTGACTGGTACTACGCTGAAGATGGCACAGTCTGGGAACGCATTGAGTGATAGGTAAGGGGGCTAAAAACCCCCTTTTTTATTTAGCCATCATGTACAGGCCGACATTAGAAAATGCATAGCCTACAAAAGTAAATCCCATCCAAGTATTGCCATTCCTGATTTGATCAATACCAATATATAGGTAGATGCAGCCTACAAATGCAATGAGCCAACTAGACATTTATATCGTGATCCGCTTCGACATCTCTAGCCAGCTGGCGCCAGTCTAGGCTGCGTGTATACAGTGTGTATACACGTTCATCGGTTAATGGCTCTGTTCTGCGTATGAGTCTTTCATTTGCCCTTGCCAGCTCCAATTGAGTCTCATGCAAGATACTGTGCAGTTCTTTGATCTCAGACTTAAGATAACTTACTAAATCAGACGTCATACACTTTTCCTCTAAATTCAATCTTACCCTCGTCCCACTTGTGGACCAACTCTGGCCATAACAGCTTTCCCTCATGGAATGTCAGCACCGCAAAGCCTGACCGCCAGTTGGTTGGTGAGTCCTCTAAGTAGTTTATAAATTGAGGCCCATCAGGCTCAGCCAAAGTGCCTGTATCCACGCCAAATCGGTTCCCGTTGTAATCAGCAAAGGGTGTTACTTTGAGGCTGTGCAAATGGCCTGTAACGATACTCACGCCAGCGTTAACAGTATTGTTGTGTGTAGCGTGTACACCGCCTTTCCAGCGGTGTTTAACAGTTACATTTTCAGTCGGCCAGCAGCTCCAGCATGGCTCCCATGTAGGAAAATGATCCTTTAGGGTAAACCCTTTCACAAACTCATATTGCGGCGCATTGGCTGCGAGTCTGTTCTCAAAACGTGCGTCATGGTTACCCAGTGTCCACACCAGCTTTACATTGTGTCTTGCTTTCTTGGCGGCTTCTTCTATCTCACCCATTGCCAACTCACAGGCTTTCAACTCTTGTATCACCGATGGCGTTGAATCCCATCCAATGCGAGGATAGCGAGAGATACTAGCGCCATCAAATATATCTCCATTGGCAATGACAGCCTTTGGCTGAAACTCTTTAATCGCCCAAAGAAGTCCTTTGTACGCTGTCGTATGGATGCCTGGCCAAAAGTGAGCATCGCTAAACACCAAAACAACGCCATTCTCAATTCCTAGTTCTTTTCTTGCTGGATTGCTCGTAACTGTCTGAGCTTTATTGTTTTTTGATTTGAGCTGCTGCCCATACCGAGCTTCTAAATTGCTTTTGCGCCGCAAAATATTACGCAAGTCCATGCCAACGGCCTTTGCCATTGCGGTGCCTGACTGGTGCGTATTCCAAAGCTCAATAAACTCTTGGTCGCTATAAACTGCTTTACCGCCCATGATGTTCTTTCAGTAGAAGTTTTTCAAGCAAATTGATAACCCTGTGTTCGGCCATTTCTCGCTGCTCTTCTGTCGAATTCCTGTCTGCCGTTGTCTCAACAAGGTCGTGTAAAAGGATATGCAAACACTCATGCAACGCCGTCATCTCAAGACTGGCGCTGTTTATCTCTTCGCTGCCAAATGACCCTAGCCTGTAGCTTGCAAGCCTTGCTGGTGCATCAAACTGTACTGACGCCATTGCGTCTTTAGCTATCTTATTAACTTTCTCTATGCGCCAATCACCTAAAGATAGTATTGCCTGCCACTTCATCATGTAGCCATGAAACTCTTTCGCCTGACTAATATCTGGCACGTTTTTCATGTAATGGATTAAGACACATAAAAATGACAAAAAAAAGAATATTAATGCTTGACCATATGGTCATTTAAGATATTTCTATAAAAACATATCTTTTTTGGGCTACGCCGCTGGCACACGCTCAAAGTGGGGGCAATCTACCAATGATTTAAAGTTACCGCCCCAGCGGTTTTTAGGATGCAAACTCTCCCAATATGCGCCAAGTGGTGCAAGAATTTCCTTGTCCCAAATAATCTTGCCATCTTTAAAGAAGTTTAGATCAATGGCGCAGCGTTTAAGGTGAATGCTATTCATGGTCTTGGATCGACCAGTCTTAAAGTAAATAGCCTGCTGTTCTGGAGTACGGGCTAATTCTCCACCAGTAACCAAAAAACCTGAGTCTGTGGCGTATTGAATCAGTTTGCACATATCCAACAGAAATGCAGCTTGTTCTTTGTTGAGGCTCATTTCTTCCTCATATCTGCAAGTTTTTCAATAGTGCGCCCGCCAAAGTAGGCACCCATGATTAACATACCCCAGTTGCCCAGCAAAGTGACGTAGGACTCGTTTGCGTTATAGCCATAGGCAGACATCATGGCAAACAAGAAGTAGCCTAAAAAGATGGCTATAAGGCTCATGGGACGTATGTTCTTTGATAGCCAACTGTCGCTAGACATATCTGCTTGCCAGCGATCTGTGATGTTGTCGGCATCATTCTGTGCAGCTTTTGCCAGCAAATCAAGTTCTGCCAATTCCATCTTGGCCTTCTCAATACCCAACTCTAACAGGCGCTCCTCATGCTCAAACTGAAGTTGTCTAAGTTTGGTAACATCTTCAGGGGTAGGTGCGTCTGGAATCTTAACCCCAAGCGTGTTTTCCACCACTTCCTTGCCTTTGGCTTGAATGGCACTAGATAGTAGCGTCAAGCCGTTTGATGCAAGGCTACTCAGCAGGGTTGCGACTATTGGAATCATCTTTTTCCTTTTCAACTTGTTTACGCAATTTTTCCATTTTCTCAATTTGCTGTTGGGCTTCCTTTTTGGTTTGCAACACGTCCATATACAGCATCCCAAGCAAGGGCAACATCAGCACCACAAGAATACACGCTGCAATCCACCCCACAACTATCTCCCAGTCTTGTACAAGAGGCCGAGGAGCAACCACATATATAGGAGGAATAGGATAGTCGCCAGCAGATACGCTTGTCTTTCTCTTAGGAGCCGTTCCTCTTCCTTGCGTTGCCATGATTCATCATCCCGTTTCTTCCTTGCTTTGTCTTGCTCTACCTTGATGACATCCCGCATATCAAACACTTTGCTATACAACGCGCCCATCTCTTTAGGAGCGCCGTACACCATTGCCTCTCTTATCTCAGTCTCCAACAACGCCATTTGGTCTTGAGCCATGACGCGCTTTAGCGCGGCTTCCATCAGGTTGGCATCAGGGTTGTAGACGTTTTTGCTTTTCTCTTCCTCTTCCCTTATGTGGTCGGCAAGCTGTTCTTGCAGTCTGAAGAAGTTGGAAAGCTGGGTAACAATGTCTGCCATGACTTGGGTTTCGTCAACGGCAACGTAGGCTTCCTTTTTCGCCACAGGCTTGGCTTGGGCGGTTGGCGCTGATCCGAAGAGCTTTTGCCAAAAACTTCTGACTTGCTTTGCATCTGAGACTACCTCATCAACAGTTTTCTTGATCTCCATGAAAGACGTTTTGGCATCTTTGTAGAGTTTGCATCCTTGCTTGATGGCGGCAACGCAAGCGTTGGCGGCAAAGAGGATGCTGAGTGGATCAATTTACAGCCCCAAGACTTTTTTGACCAGCTCACCGGCAAAGCCTGGGCCAAACAACACAGCAACAATAACAATGTAAAGCAAGTACTCAATCCGAGACATGCGCTTGTCGTTATCAATAAATGACTTTTCAATCGCCGCATAGCGCTCAGCGCAAACGGCTTCATGTACTGCTATTTTGGTGGAAGTGTCGTCGGTCATTTGTCATCTCGGTTATTTGTACTGTGGAGCCATTCCATTCATCTCAATTCTTGTTGGTGCTTGTGCAGCTTGTGCGGCAATCAACGCAGCCAACTTTGCCTTTTCGCTAGTGTTTAATTGAGCGGCTAATGCGTTGGCAAAGTCAGGTCTTTTTGTAAGTATTTGGGCTAATACATTTTGACCCGTTTGCGAATAGAGCAATGGTGAAACGGCAAGGCCACTAAGTGCTGTGGCTATTTGTGGAAAGCCTGCAACGCCAGCACCGCCAGATGCGGCAAGGGCGGCTATTAAAGATCGATATGGCGTTCCCGAATCAGGTACTTTGTTACCTAAAGCAGTCTTGGCACTTTCAGATAAGTCTTGCATCAAAGCTTCACCTTTTGCAAACCTTCCCTTATCTTTGCTCTTATCCATTGCTTTGACAGCATTTTGTAATTGAGCTGGAGAAAAAATACCTTCTTCAGCACCAAGTCCGGCAGATGCACGCTCAACACGTTTAAAGTTTGCGTAGCCTTTGTCAATTGCCTTTAATTCAGTTGCATATTGTGGGTTGCTTCTTATCACCAATTGACGAACTTGATCTTGCGCTTCCTTTAAAGCATCGCCAATTAATCTTTGGTCAGCATCAGTAGAAGCAGCCAAGCGGCTTATAGTTTCCCTTAAATCACTTTGCACTTGTTTTAATGTTTCGCCAGTGATTGCGCCTTTGCCTTGAAATTTATTAACTACGTTGCTATCAATATAGTTGTTAAAGAAAGTTACAGCTTTAGGGTCAATTGCGCCAGACTGAACCAAATTCTTTAATTCAGAAATATTTGTTTTGAAGGGTACATCTTGCAAAACTGTCATTTTGGGCAACAGGTTGCCATAAGCATCATCTAATTTTTCTGATACAAATTGAATTGCTTCACGACCAGCAACGCCTTCAGGCAATTTTTCACCAATTGGCGTAAGCGCTCTGTTAATTGCCACACGGTTAACGTCTTGCATAGCTCTGTTTTGTGCGCTTTTAATAAAGTCTCCCACTACTGGAACACTAGTCAAAGCTTCTTCAGCACGTTTGTAGCCGCCACCCAAAATTTGACCGACAGTTGGTGTAACACCTTCTTTCATCAAAGACTGTATTTGCGGTGAGATAGTTGGGCTAATAACTGATGTAACAGGTTTAATTAAAGCATTCATTGGATTGGTAACAGCAGATGCCTTTGCAAGTGCATTGCCTACATTGCCCATATTTGCTGCTTTAGCACCAGCACTAGCACCACCCAACAGCATAGACACATCGCCAAGAACCCTAAAAGGGTCTTCCTGCATGGTCTTTTTGAATCCTGCACCTGTGCCATACGTTGTTGCGTAGTCTTGTCCAACAGCGCTAGCTAAAGCTTGTGATCGTTGTGCAGCCGCAGGGTCAAGGAAAGGGCTGCCAACATTGGCTCTGTTGATAACGTCACGCAATGGCGTTGGTGTGATGTTTTGCAAACCACCAGCCGCTATGTCCATCAGTCCCGTTGCTGTTTGCAATGGATTAGTAACTGCCTGATACAAACCGCCAATAGTGTTTCGGTACAAACTAGCAGGGGCGTTACCTATCATCTTTGCAGCACTGAAACCTTCGGGTTGCATTGTTTCAGAAGCTTTTGCTTCTTCATATGCCTTGGCAACAATATCAAAATCAGGCGTACCCTTTTTGGCGCTGTTGTCCACAATCCACTTTGCGTATTCGTCAGCAGTAGCCATATTATGGTTTCCTTTTAAGAATCTGATCGGCTTTACTTCTAATATCACTACCACCAGAAATAGGGGTTTGCAAAGGAACTAATTTACCAGCTTTACCAGAGGCGATTTGAGCTGCATCAATAACATTTTGTAGTCGAGCTTGCTTATCTAAAATAGTCTTAGGTTCATCACCATAAGCTGGAAAATACGCTTGGCGATAACCTTCTAACTGTTCTCTTGTATATGCTGCTCCAGTTCCAAGTGTTAATGCGGCATCAAGAATATCTAGCTGTGCAGCTTCAACCCTTTGCCGTGCTTCGCTATTTAAAAGATTGCCAGCAGTTGTTGACAATTTTCCAACTGCTGCGGCAAATGCTTCTGGCCCTGCCGCCTTTGGATCATCTGTCAAAGCTTGAGTTAATTGGTTTTGTGAGAATTGCAAACGCTGCAACAAGGTAGCAGCTTTGCGCTCACCTTCTGTTGATCCTGATGCTTTACCAATTAATGGTGCGCCTTGAGGTTGAATGATTGGCTCTGCAACTGGTGCCACAACTCCACCGCGCTTGCCAGCGCCACCAGGCGCTCGTGCGCCACCGCCACCAAATGGTGTTGCAACTGGTGGAGGAGTGGCATTAAGGCTAACAGGGAACGCTTGCAAAGTCCTATTGTTAACGCCAACAATTGAACCGTCTTCAGATTGTTGAATTGTGTAGCCAGGGTTAGATTTTTCCCATGCAAATTTTTGACGATCAAAATTCAATCGTTCTTGGGCAAGTCGCTCTGTAGAACCAAGATTGGCAATTGCTTGATCGTATAGTTTGCGATTTGGGTCAGTTGGTGACAATGCGTCACGCTCTGCCGTCAATCTCTTTATTTCACTTGGAGTAATTTCTTTAGGCGCTGTAAATATTGGTTTACCAGTGCCGGTTACTAAATTTCCACCAACTGTATATAGCTTGCGAGATTCTTCTAATCGTTTTTCCAATCTGTCGGCTTCTTTTTGCACGTCTGGCAAATTTGGATATTTAACTCGTAGTTCGTTAATTCGATTTTCTATCGCAGTTGTATCTGTGCCAAGCTGATTGACCGGCGCGGCGGCTGCCGCAGGCGGTGGTGCCAATTGATTGACCATTGGTCTAACTGGCGTAGAAACAGCCGTGCCAGGCACATTAGGCTGTAACACAGGTTCGTTTTGTTGACCAAAGTCAAACGTGTCAGGCGCAGAACCAACAGGTGAAATCTTTGGTGGTTGTCTGCTGGCGTTATACGCGCTACGTTCTGTGGCCGCTTGCCTCATAGTCTGAGCAGCCAATATCAATTGTGGATCTCTTTGAGTTAATGCAAAGTCATAAAAACTAGACGCTAACTCTTCAGGCGTACCGGTCTTCCCATTGGCTTGGCTCATCGCCAAAAACTTATCTAAACCCGCTTGTTTGGCTCTAAAGTCAGCCATTTCCATTTGGGCTTTTTCTTGTTGCATAGCGCCAGTTTGCAATTGCTGCTGCGCCAACTGATTACGCTGCGCCTCTTGTCGGCCAGCCGTGATTTGGCCACCAATGTTGACGGGCTGAAGTATTCCAAAATTAAGCGCCATGATGTGACCTTTTATGTTCAATAGTAACCGCTGGTTTGGTTGTTGACGCCACCACCAAACAAATTACCAAAGTTAGGGTTGGTTTGACCGTACAGTTTGGCAATGTCACCATATGCCGAGGCTCTAGCTTGAGAGCCTGCCAACAACGCATTGCCTTGGTTGACACCTTGTTGAGCATAAATGTTGCCTACATTACCTGCCATAGTTCCTGCAATATTTCCTGCGCCAGTTGCATAGTTTTGACCAGCAGCACCAATTGTGTTAGCGGCAGTCTGTCCTATGCCTGACATAGATGCTAGACGGTTGTAGCCTGTAGACTCACGATTTACATCGGCGTTATATTTTGTCAACGCGCGGTTGTAGGCATTTCCATACTCTTGGCTACCCATCTCTTGGCCGTAGCGTTGCGCGGCTTTCAACGCTCCACCAGAGATTAAACCCCCGCGAGCGGCTGCTTGACGGTCAAGTGCTTGTTGGCCTTCTTTTAACCGAAATGCGTAGCCTGGGTCTTGATTTAAATCAACTCTGCCTGTAAATGCAGCAGGCATTTTGTTGTACTGCTGTTGCATCCTAGCTAACGCATTGGTGCCTGCTTGATAGTATGGCTGTTGACGCGCAATACCTTCTTCATACATGCGCTGTTGAAGAGCCAATTGCTCTCTAGCAGTTTCACGTTGAAGTTGTGCGGCACGATCAGAAGCAGCGCCCGCAGTGCCCGCCGCCTCTTGAGCAGCATTTGATTGCTCGTTGCTTGTGAATAAGCTGATAGCAGCGGGTACGATAAATGACCAAGGCATAATTTACTCCTGAAGGCTTAACGCCAATTTTTGCATTTCTTTGACATCGCTCGGCACAATCAACATTTCGTCAATATTATCTTCATCCGTGCAGTCAGTGGCGTGTACGCAATACCAAACCACATCTGTGAGCGATTTTACGCCGTGATGTTTGCCTGCGGCAATAGTCAGACAGGCAGGGGCTTCAACGATTGATTTGACCCCATCCACAACCAGCTCAACAGACCCACTGGCCAAGATAGACAAGTGGTCATGCTTGTGGGCGTGTTGTACCAAAACGTACCCTGCTGGGATGCGGGTTTCTTTAGCATACACGCCTGAACTGAAATGGTGATGGATCATACGATACTCGTGATGATACCGTCAGTGACGGTGACTGTCTTTAAATCAACAGTAGTGAATGATCCAGATGCGCCGATGTTCTTGACGGATATGGTGCCAAGACCCGTAATGTCAGTATTTGGTATTGTGGCAGACGCTGTGAAAGCCGCAGTACCATTACCTTTGACATACCCTGTCAACGTAGTCGCGCCTGTACCGCCATTACCTACAGCCAATGTTCCGCTTACATGAGTAGTTAAACCTATCTTGCCCCATGCTGGTGCTACACCTACGCCGCCTGAAATAAGCGCGTTGCCAGTAGCAACATCAGACAGTTTGGCTAAAGTGGTGGTAGTGTCTGCGTAAAGCAAATCACCAACCGTATAGGATGCAAACCCTGTGCCGCCATTTGCTGCTATTAGTGTGCCCGCAAGCGTTACAGCGCCAGTGGTAGCCGTAGATGGGGTCAATCCAGTAGCGCCGCCAGTAAATGACCGCACACCAGTGTTGGTTATGGTGACGTTGCCTGTTGCGCCGGACACTGAAATGCCTGTGCCAGCAATGTTTGACAGCACACCAGTGTTGGCCACCGTAATGGTGCCGACACCATTGGTAACTGAAATGCCTGCGCCAACGCCAAGAGTGTTTAGAGTATACCCTGTACCGTTACCAATCAGCAGTTGTCCGTTGGTTGGGATAGTGGATAACCCTGTGCCGCCGCTGGCAACGGGAATAACGCCAGTGCCTGTTCCAACAACATTGTACAAACTGTAGAACCACCGATACCACTCTCGCGACACCGCACCCGTACGTTCGTCAATGATCGGCACCCGTGGGGGCGTGATCTGGGTGGAGTTTGGACTGGTGGCCATGATTAAGAATTGGTCGGGCTTAAAATCAATTCTGCGCCCATGATGGCTATTTTGTTGGGGTCAGTGCCTGAGAGTTCGTATACACGGTCGCGCAGCTTGAGCGTCATGCCAAGCCTGCGCCAAAAGGTTCGGTGACCATACGCGCCAATCTTGCCAACGGGTGACCAATGCTCATTGCTCCATGTGTGACCGCCGTCATCCGACCAACGCAGCATGACTTCGGGGTTATAGCCTGGTGCAGCAGGGTATGAATTAGTGACTAAGTTGTACCCACTAATGTCGGTGTCCGGCAAGTCATATTGGCCCAAAGGCTCAAAACCATCCCCTGCTTCAGTGGTCAATGTAACGCCTGCTTGAGTGGCCAAAAACCTCTGCACGTATTCAGCCACAAGATCTAATCCTGACTCAGTGTCAATGTTCTCACTGTCATACCCAGGATATAAATTTAATCCCACACCTGTTTCACAATCTAATTGCAAGCTGTGGTGCGCGGTGCGTTTGAGGTTGTTTTGACCAGTAGGCAGCGCCCTCCAAGAGCGCAACCACTTTTGGATGCCGCCATTGTCGGCGTACACGTCCAAGTCAAACGTGTAGATGTTGCCGTTTTCAAAGTCGCCAACAATAATGTTGCCGCCAAAGTTGCATTGGCAGTTGCTGCGGTGCCGCATAAACTCGCCGTTATCAAAACCAGCACGTTCATGCCATGCTTGGGTAGACACGTCATAGACCCATGTAGCGTTACCGTTTGGGAATGTAAGCACATAGAAAGCATGGCCTTCTTGTTGGTACGTGTAGGCAATAGCGTCTGAGATGTTGCCGTACTGGGCAATGGCGTATTCAATGGCGTGTGTGGAAATACGAACGCCGGTATAACCGTTTGCCCTGTACACAATACCTTGGCCACGGGCATCTGTGCCTAGCCAAAACAGGCCGTTATCCATCTTGGCAATGGTGTACGCCGACACGCAACCAATCTCGTTAAAAGCACCTTGTATGCGCTCCAAGGGAAAGCCAGCGCCGCCAGAGTTGTACCAGACTTCAACTGAATCAGTGCCAAAGACCCACAGCTCGCGGTGGTCGGCAATAATGCCTACCACACCGTCAGGTGAGCCTTCAGCACTTGCAAAGTCTAGTGGATCGACCGAGGTGCCGTCCAACAATTGCGACACCCAAATGAATTGGCTGTTGGGTTGGTTAAATACAAAGTAACCGTCAAGGTACGCTACTGTTACCGCACCGGCAAAGTCAGGGTCGTTGATCTGGGCAAATACGTTGGTAACTTCGTTGTAAATGTAACTTGGCCCATTGGCTGCGATAAACAGTTGCGTGCCGTTGTCTGCAATGGACACGGGGCCGGTACCAGCCACGGTGCCAAGCAACGTAGGTGTGGCATTTAATCCAGAAAGTTTAAAAAACTGATTGCCCGACACAACAAAAAAGTCGCTGCCATTGGTCTGATGCGCCCACAATGCGCGGATTGGGCCAGTGCCCACGGTTTGCAAAAAGTTAAGCCCAGGCGCGCGGTTGAGAAAGCCAGGTTCTTTGCCGCCTTCGGGAATCACTTCGGGAAACAGATTGACCATGCGGTTGTCCGCAGCGTTGATACTGCGAGCAACGTAGGCCGACCCAAGAATCGGCGTTTTCATTAAGCAGCTACGCCGTCAATTACAGCAAAATTAATTACAGGAGCATCAGTAGCTGTGCCGCCAGTAGTTAAAAAAGTAATGTTAAAGCTACCCGCAGCCACCGCAGTAACCAACAAATTATATAAGTTAGTACCTGATGCTTGATTTAAGATAATTACATCGTTTGCACCTACTGTGCTGTTGGTGACGGTAAATGTTGCAGCAGTAGCAGAACCAGCGGCAGAAAACATAGTGATAGTACCGCAACGCTTGTTCAGCGTAACGCCTGTGGTACGGCTTGTTCCTTGCACAACTGTCCCGCCTGCGCCTGTGGCATAACCCACGCCAGCCGTGCCAGTTGAAACAATAGCGCCCGTAGCGGTCAAACTTGTACCTGTGGCCGCGCCAATATTTGGCGTGGTTAACACCATGCTAGTGCTGGTGCAAGCACTAATATTGCCACTGGCAACCGTCCCAAGCGCAGGCGCAACCAATGTCGCATTGGTAAACAGCAGCGCATTAGTGACTTGTTTTGTCGTGCCACTTTGAACAATTGGCAAAACGTCGGTTGTAGCCGCAGAGGTGGCTACAGGAAGGGCTGAAATTGCGATGGTGGCCATGTTAGTAGTTTCCTGCAAAAATGTTAAAGCGTTGACGGGATGACACGATAGCGTAAGGCATGGACATGATGTCGTCGGGATTGTTGATGCGCTTCAGGTTGCGCTTAGAAGTCATTGCAATGCGCTGCACTTGAGGGCTTGGCTCCACGCCAAACTCAGGTGCGATCTCGCAAGCCAAGTTGTAGACAAACGCCCGCAAATAGCCTGGCGGGAACAGAATATTTGTTGCCAAGTTAGCTGGCTGAGTCAGTTCTTGGACTGAAATAAAATGCCATTCCAAGTCCCGTGTGGGTCTAGGATAGATATACATTTCAACATCAGGGTAGGTCATGTTGACAAAAATGACCTGTGGATATGTTGACGTTACCGTCTTAACAGCAATGCCGTTGTACTGCTGTTGGTTAATAAATTTGATGCCGTAGGACACGTTGGTGCCTGGGTCACGGTAGTAAGTGGCGTCATCCAACAACACAGGACGCAAGCCTACAAAGTTACCCGATGGTCCTAATGTGCGTTTAATTTCACCCGCAGGCCAAGTAAATATTTGATCTTGAGTACTGAAAACAGACAAACGCTCAGTATTCCATGAGTCAATCATCTGGTTTAGCGCCATCAGAGAGTCTTGAGACACTGACGCGGAAGTTGTCTCGCCTTCAGCCAATACGCCGAGCAATCGCAATGCTCTGTTGATTTGATCGCCAGCGGTATAAATGGCCATATTACGCTCCTTGTTCTGCCGCCTCTAAACTGGGTCGGCCACGACGACGTTTGACTTCCAGTTCGTTGACGACAGGAGCCGCCTCAACAGGCGTGTCTAAAGTATATCGCACCCAGCCATTTTTTTCATCGAACTCAGCTTCCATTTCCATGTAAGCTATTTTTCGGCCATGAATTTCGTGTTGGAGATAAATTTGCATATGAAGAAGGGGCTGTTTAGGCCCCTATTTGGTTTAAGACAACAAACCAAGAGTTTGAAGTTTAGTTTCTAATTGCGTTACACGGGCTTGCAAATTTGCAATCACCGCCAACACTGAATTACCCTCATCTTTGGTAACAAAACCAAATGGGGTTGTTTGAGTCAAGTCTTGAATCGCAAAGTCTGGCGTACCAGGTGCAGTAGACGTGATTGTAGTTAAGGCAGCAGTGTTGGCCGCAGGCTTAGTTGTTGGAGTAGCACCGTAAAACCCAGCAGTTCCACCAGATTTACCCATGACTGCGCCGTCAAGTTGTGCATCTTCAAATGCAACGCCTACAGCTTTTGTATTTGGCATGATTTTTTTCCTTTAAAAAATAGGGGCCGAAGCCCCCATTTAGGTTTAAGACACGCGGTAAATTGAGTACGCTGCGTCACCTGTTTTGCGGAAACGGAACGTGCCAGATGTGTTGCTGGTTTTGGTCAGCGCATCTTGGATCGTGTCGTTACCGACTAGGGTGTTGCCCGTGCCAGCAGTAAAGGTCACGTCATTTGCTGCGTTATCACCAATGTTGATGAAAGAGCAATCAAATGTCGAGCCAACTTTAAGGCTAGAGAATGCAGCGTCAAGCAATGCACCTGTTGGAAACACATAGGTACCTGCGTCTGTGCCGCCGGA